GGTAACAACAGTTACAAGTCTTACGGAGGTAACCACAGGTTCGAAAAAGACGATAAATTTATCGTTGAGTTCTATTCTGATGGTGTTAACAACTGTGCTAACTTCGGCGGAGGTATCTTTAAATGGCAATCCAACCAGAACCGTTTTGAACTACGTAACTGGAATGACACAGGTTGGGGAAGTATCGCATTAGACACGCTAGATGCGACTACAGTAAAAACAGTAAACTATGTAAATACTTCATCTAGGGAACTTAAAACAGAAATCCAACCTTTAGAAGAAGACGCACTACAGATTATTCTTGATTCAGAAGTCTGCTCGTATATGATGAAAGCTAACCCAGAATTAGGAAGGAGAGTAGGTTTAATAGCCGAGGATTCCCATGAACTGGTACAAGAGCTTGGAGGTAAAGGGGTTAATGGCTACACAATGAACTCATTATCTTGGAGAGCGATTCAGCAGCTAGACGCAAAAATAAACGCAATACTAGCAAGACAATATAAAACACTATAAGGGAGAAATGACAATGGTATATCAAACAATGTTCGAAGAATTATTAGTAGCTCAAGGTTTTGACGGGTTAGTAACTGACCACAAAAATAAACTAGCACAGACTCTAGCAGATAGATACAAATTATCTATTTTTGATATTACACCTGCGTTTATCTTAGAGCATCACAAGAAATTAAAGATGCAATTACTAGATGAGACTTGCGAGAACGCTATTAAAAATGGTTTCACTTCTGTAAACGGGCATAAATATCGTTTGAATGATGGCGACCAGATTAATTTCTTAGGTCAAAAAGATTACCTTCGAGACGAGCCGGATGTAACTAACGTATTGTGGAGAACAGAAGATGCAGGGTATGTTGACCATACTAGAGAAGACTGGATGGTTGTTCAAAAAGAAGCATTCAACCATAAGTTAACACAACTTACGAAGTATAATACATACGTTCAGAAAATTAAAAATGCTGTAACAGATAAAGAAGTGTACAACACGAACTGGGAGAACTAGTTAATTCATAGGAGGAAAACAAATGAATACACAACAACCACAAGGTAAACCGATAAACCCTAACTTCATAATGAAGGAGCAATACCAAACTATACATGTGTTAACTGACGAGGTTATCCAACTTAGAGCCTACGTTTCTCAATTAGAAGAAGAGAACCTACAGTTACGCGCATCCGTACCCGAAGAAGTAGAAAATAAAGAATAGGAGGTCTTAAGGTATGACAACTGGAGAAATTCTACCAGCAGACGTTATATTCTATAGACCAACTAGTTTCATAGGTAGGGTGATTAGTTTTTTTACTAAATCACCCTATAGTCATGTTGCTCTTGCTATAGACTCCAATACTCTAATCGAGGCTAACAGGTTTATAAAGACTAGAGTTGTACCTATAGAATATGATAAAAATATTACGCATGTCTATCGATTAACTGACATAACCCCGGAGGAACGAGAAGAAATCGTTGCTATTGCGAAAAGTTTTGAAGGTTCGGACTATGACTATGCTCAGATATTTGAAATGCTATTCCGTATCGTGTTCAACATCAAACGAACTATATTTAACAACCAAAGTAAACTTACATGTTCCGAGATAGTAGATAAATCGTTTTACATAGCTGGTATTGATAGAAAAGATGCGGAAAATCTTTACGATGTCACTCCAGAAGAATTATTACATAAGTATAAATTAAATAGAATTATTTGAGACGGGATATTTACTCCTGTCTTTTCTTGCTATACTAATAGTTATTTTCATTCTAAATACTATATTAATAGTAGAGTGTTTAGAATCAAGATAACTATGGAAGAACGGAGGAACGCACATGACAATAGCTGATGGTCGTAACAGATTACAGAAGATTGCGTTCAGTGTTGGCGGTAGAACATTTAAGTTCGCTCTCAACCCAGAGAACATGAATCACAACATGCCTCACCGTACTACGGCATTAAAAACAAAGAGTCGTATTATCATTGAGGATTTCCAAGCTGATATCCCTACTATAACTATCGCCGGTACAACAGGTTTTAACCCTACAGGTAGAGCAGAAGATAGAGGGGTAACGAAGATTAAAGAAATGAAAGCGTTTATTGAGGACTACGCGAAGACTGGTGGTAATGGTAAAACATCTGCACAGGACTTTTATTTCCACAACTTTACAAATGATGAGAGCTTTGTAGTTCACTTGGCTCCAGAGGGAATTTCTGTTACACAAGATGCAAACGCTCCATTGCTGTACAGATACGAAATTAAACTAATCATTATTCGTAAGTCAACAGAACCAGCAGATGCGGATGTTATTAACCCAGAGATAGGTAACAGATTCCCTTCACTACCTAATACTGGTAATTACAAACCATCTAACAAATATCCTGACTTACCTACTACTTTTCCGAACACAGGTTCAGAGTGGGACATACCTACCAAACGCCCGAACACAGGTGTCGGTAACGATATCTATAATAAAGGCTCAGGAGGCTCATACAACCCGAATAAAGATGGAACAGTACTAAACCCTCAATCACCATCTAAAGGCGTGTATCAGTACGGTATGGAAGGTTTAGGATTTAATATAGGATACTACGGAAGGTGGGCATAAGATGGTACAACCAAAACCAGATACATTAGTTCGGTTTATCTCTACCATAACAGTATTACCAGATGGTACTATTCCGTTTAATACAATGAACGAGGCACCGATGTACGTTTCAACATTGTACAAGCCCGTGTTCAGTCTTTCTTCTGTAGCAAGACTTGTATTAGACAAGATTACACAAAACCAGATACCTACTGTTGATGTTGAGATAGACCCAAGAACATTAGTAAAACAGATAATGGAAAGTGATTTAGTTACATATAACCCGCGCATGTACACGTTGGTTACATCAGTCGTACTAGAATCATTTGCTTTATTATACAGCATTGAAGAGGAAAGTACAAACTTACAATATATGTCACATAAAGATTTCCAAAGAATCCGTGACAATGTAAACTACATTGCTGATTATTTCAGTACAGTCCGACGATACAGAAAGATTATCGAAGCACTTCGAATTACAGATGTGTCGCTAGGTTACATAGAGAATCAGATAGATGTTATTTTAACTGACAGGTTGGAGGTGAGATAGTGGTTAAATATGTGAAGAAAATTATAGCAGCAGGAGATACACTACAATCTATCGCACAACATCATTTAGGTGATTCTAATAGATGGAGAGAGTTAGCAAAGTTCAATGACCTTAGATATCCTTACATCGTTGAAACAGTAGCGGAGAAACAAGCGAATCCTTATCACCTTGTTACAACAGGAGATACGATTATGTTCCGTTCAAACGAAGATGATAGTGGTGAGCTTATAGCAAGCTTAAAGAATAGTTCGGTGTATGACCAAGAGGAAATCTACGCTTTAACACTTGGTAAGGATTTAAACGTATTACCGCAACCTCGTAATATAGCTTCTCCCGGATGGGACGCGGAAATACTAGAAATGAAGGAGAATGATAAAGGCGACCTTGCTACGATACGCGGTATTGAGAACCTAAAACAATCTCTATTAACTCGTATTCTAACTCCAGTAGGAAGTTATCTTAACCACCCTAGATACGGCTCTTACGTGAATGAATACTTAGGTAAAAAAAATACAGAGGAAAATGCTACATTATTAGTAGTGGAGTTAGAAAGAGCTATCCGAACAGACGGACGTGTACGAGCTGTCGAGAAGGTAGGGTACGACATGTACGATAACTACATAAATGTTGCGTTCAAAGTAACATCGATAGCGGTAGACGAAGCATTCTTACTTGCCTTAACTGCAAGAGAGAATGGAGATATTTTCCTAAATGACAACTTTTCAAACAATATCCGATAGGCGGTGAAAGCATTGCAATTTAAAGGAATGATGAATATCTACTCAAGATTAGTAGATTACACAATAACAAACACAAATAAGATTAATGACTTCTCAGTAGGTAGTGCTATTCGAGCGTTGTACGAATCAGTAGCGATGGAAGTAGAACAGTTCTATGTATTAACAGAAGAAAACTTAGAAGAAGCCATCCAAGCAGGTGTGTACGAGTCCTTCGCATTTAAACGTAAGGCTCCACAAAAAGCATACGGAAAAGTAAGAATCACATTCCATAATGCTGTCCAACAAAACACACCATTACCTCGTGGTACAAGATTTACATCTAGTTTCCCGGAATACGCAAACATCTATGAAACTGTAGAAGATTATTACATACCAGCAGGAGCCGTAACAGCAGAAGTATTTGTATACTGTATCATCGCAGGAGAAGTCGGTAACGTACCCGCAAACGCGATTGATGTTATGATGACACCGCTTTCTAACGTGAAACTAGTTACTAACCCTTCTGCATTCCAAACAGGTGAGAACGAAGAACCACTAGAAGCATTGAAATCTAGATTCCGTTCATATATTGAATCCTTAAGTAAGGCTACAAAACCAGCATTGGAGTATGGTACAAGATTAGTACCAGAAGTATCCGGTGTATACATAGATGAGAAGATTGGTATCGTAATCGTGTATGCTCACGATAAGAACGGGGAACTACCTGATTCTGTTAAACTAGCAATCGCAACGTCACTTACACGATTTAAACCTGCTGGAATCCCGGTAGAAGTAAGACCAGTAACTCGTAAAGCTGTAGATGTGGAAGTAACCATTACCATCTCAAACAAACCAGCTATTACAAATGCATTACGAGATAGAATCAAGTTTGCTATAGAAGGCTACTTAAACAATATGCAAACATCTCAGAACTTAATTCTAAACGATTTATCTTACGTTATCAAGAGCGTAGATAAGCAGCTTGTATACGATATACAGTACACAAAACCTACAGCTAATGAGGTAGTCAAAGGTAACGAAATCGTGAGAGCTGGTATAATTAAAGTAACACTAGTATAGGAGGAATAATATGGGCTTCATGAAATATTTACATCCTCTATGGAAAACAAGATTAACAAAGGACAGCAATCCCCATAATGTTGTCCTTGCTTCCTTAGATGATATGTTACAAAGTGTGGCTACTGATGCTATAGAGAGCAAAAAAGATGCTCGACTAGAAACAGCTACCGGACAATGGCTAGATGAGTTCGGAGATAAGTTCGGTGTATTCCGTAAGGATAATGAAAGCGATGACACATACAGACAACGGATTATTAATTTCATTCTTATCGAAAGAGGTACTGTACTTTCTATCGAAGATGCGATTAAGAAATACTTAAATGACCCGACGACGAAGGTTGAGATTTATGAACCTTACAAGAACGTGTTTATCTTGAATAAATCGAAACTAAACGGTGAAGACCACTTACTAGGTAAGTACTACACGACAGCCGTTATCGATGCTAGATTCACAGAGAATGTTCCTTTAGATGTTCTAAGTGAAATCGAAAAGTTCAAACCAGCAGGGGTTAAAGCAAAACTTTCTCGACTACCGAACAGAAAGAACGACGACGCTATTCCAATTGAAAAGAAAATCATCAACAGTCGTAACTTGTTGATAAAAACAAAGGACTATTCTGGTAGCGATGACCCGTGGAGTTATAACCCAAACAATGTACAGTTACTCTCGAAGCGGTATATGGGAACAAAAATAACCCAGACAAATATTAACTGGGGGAGTATTCGATACAACATCCCTAGTATTGTAAATAGAAGTGCAGCTAAAGTAGGTGACACAGTTACTTACTCTCAATCTGTTCGGTTAACAAATAACTCGATGGTTAACGGGGACTTCGCTACAGGAGTATTAAGCCCCTTCACCGCATCTTCAACAACAGGGGATAATGTTAAAATCGAGACGGACAGTGTATATGGTAATGTAGCGACACTAAGAGCTTCCGGTATGGATATGAATAGATATGTAGGATTAAGACAAATACTTACAGAAGGTGGACTAACAAAACTAGTAGCAGGTCAGAAATATAGAATCCGCTTCCTCTACAGAGTTAACAGCGACATAGCTATAGATGAAGGTACCGCAGTAGAACTCAAAGGTAAAGATGCGAACGGTGTAGATGTCAACCCTGTCCCTATCATGGAAATAACTGATAAAAACCAAATAGGTAGATGGGTAGAGTTCACTAGAGACGTTACTATAAACACTACAATAGACACGCCTCACTTTATAGTATGGCTTCGAAGAAATGGTAGTATATCTTTCTTTGATATAGAGTTTACTAGGCTCGATACAATTGTACCTATGCCTGTTAAGTTCTTCTCAGAGAGTAGCTCAATGGGAGGAACGGTTGTAGGTAATGCTACTGCTAATTGGCAAATGCTTAGTGTAACACTACCAATTGAGCAGAAGGGACTAGATGCTAACGCAAAACTACGATTCGAAGTAGACCAGCTAACAGGTTCTGGGAACTGGTTCCAAACAGCAGC